GGCGATGCAGGTGTTAATAATGATTTACAAGCTAAAATCGAAGCTAAACAAGCTAAAATTAAAGCTGAAATCGACAAAAAAAGGAAAGGAGCGTAAATCATGGCATTAACATTAACTAACTCAAATAATGGTGGCGAAGTTCTTGAAAAAATATTTCTTGAGCTCGGCCTTGGCAATGAAATTGCAAAAGAAAATATTGCGCAAATCATAACAGATCAAGCCGGAGATTTTAGTCTGCCAAAAATGGCTGGATCATCACTGCCAATCGGCGTGTATACGCAAACAGCACCAACCGCCGATACAGTTACGATCGCTTATTCCGAAAGAAAATTAAGCATGACTGCAGGCACTATTTATCTTGAATTTGTGCCAAGTTTGTGGCATGGAACCTTATGGAAATTATGGCAATCAGTTGGTGATTTTACAAATTTGGAATTAAACACTAAACTTGTTAGCGCAATTTTAGATTTAATCATGGATAAAGCAGGAATGCATTATTCATTACTCGCTTTTCAAGGCGATAAAAATTTAGCAGCATCTACGAAAATGCATTTTATCGATGGTTGGGTTACTCGTGCAATAGCTGATGCTAATGTAATTAAGCCAACACCTGCCGGTAATATTACAGCAAATAATTTTGCTGATATTTTAGCAGCTGTTTGGTCAGCTATTCCAAGTCATTTAATCAAGGACCCTGATTTTACATTGAAAGTTGATACCGCCGTTTGGAAATTAATGCAAACATCAAACATAAAATTGCAAGAAGCATTTGCAGGTGTGTTAGGTTCTAATTTAGCTGATGCTAAATATTTAACCTCTAAAATTATTCCTTTTGACGGTATGAAATCAAATCACATTTTTGGTTCAAAATCCGATAATCTATTTGCAGGATTTTGGGTTGATCTTGAAAATGAAGGATTACGAATTGATCGTGTTGCAAACAATTCTCATACGTGGTTTATGCGTTTAGACATCAAAATGGATGTTAATTATGTGGCACCAAACGAACTTGTACTTTACGAACCAACAGCTTAAGGAGGTAAAAAAATGAAAAAGATAATTTTATTATTAGCAATATTAAGTTTGGCAATTACATCAAATGCGCAAGTTTTAAATTTGAAATTTAGCGATGATATAATTGAAGGTGATACAACTACTTACACTCCTAATTATGTTGTTAATAAATATTCAAATGCATTTGTTGCATTTGCATTTACAAAAACAGATGTAACTGATTCGCTTTCAATAGCAAGAATGGAAGGTAGCATGGATAATGAAAATTTTATTGCTTTAACTGGAAATGCCGCTTTGACAGAAACCACAACTGATGGGACTACGGTTTTATATGTAACAAGTCCGAAGTATCTATATTATAGAGGATTTTTAGCTTGCGCATCCGGCGATACTGTTTCAATTACAAATGCTCGATTCATAATTAAGGAGGATTAATATGGCAACAAATGTAAAAATAGATAGAGGATCGGCATTTGATGGAGAAGGAATAATCCAGGGTGGCATTAAAAATTATTTTTATTTAATTAATAAGGATGATTTCGACAATAATCAGGTACTTTCATTTGATGGTACATCTAATGAAATTACAGCATTAACTTTAGCAAGCGGGGCACAAGGTTATAAATTCGAATCTTCAAAAGGTTCTGCGCAAATCATCCCAACGTCGCCGTTAAGGGCAGTTAGTGCAATTGATGGATTTGATCATCAAATAGACGCAAGAATCGTTGAATCAACACAGTTGGCACTTGACAATATTAAGAAAGTAAGATTTCAGAAAGTTGTTGCCATTATTCCTTTAGCTGATGGCAGATTTATGCTATTTGGAAGAAATGTAGGAATGCGAATTTCAGATTTTCAAATGTTACCTGGCGATGCCGATACAGGAGGAAGTTTCCAAGTTGTTTTAAAAACACCGGATAACGATCCTCCGGAAATTGATCCACCTCATTATATTTCTGCTGATTTTGATATTACAACACTCGATTCAGTTGCAATTTAGAGGAGGTAATCATGATTGATCCAAAAAATCAGATAATAATTGTAAAAGGTAAGGTTGTCAAATTTGATAACCTACCTTTACATTTACAAGAAAAATTATTAATTACATGGAAAATTAAAAAAGATGGAAACACAGAAAAATCAAATAAAACAAGCGAAAATTCAACCGAAAAAAGAGAATCAGAACAAATCAGACGAAAAAAAACTGGTAAGTCAGGAAAAGTATGATAAATTTGTTGAATTAAAATTTATCGAATTTGATGGGGGAGTTTTGCGAGAAGATCACGAAAAAAATTTGCGCAAACTTGAAGAAGAAATTAAAAAATGTGATGGAGCTATTGCAAAAAAGACAGTTACAACTCCGTTTGATAGTGGCTTGATAAAATTGGTTGAAGGTTATCCTGTGCCGGAAGAAATTTCAGATTATTTTAAAGCAAAAAAAACTTTTAGTTATTATTTCAAATAATGGCAAATAATGATGGCTCATTAAATAAAGAAATTAACAGCGATGTAAAAATCGCTGTTAATTCTATACAACGAACATTGTATGTTAAACGTTTACATGTTGATATTGCATATCCGCAAGAAAAAATCATTCCTTACGACAAAGATAATTTATACCCAAATAAAGTTAAAGAAATTGCGAGACGATCAGGAACAACGATTGGCGCAATTAATAAGATGGCCGAATTTATTGCTGGAGATGGATTTCAGAATATGGATATTACAATAAATGAAAATGGGAATAATCTTTGGGATATTTTACAACATATAGCGATATCTAAAGCGATGTTTGGTGGATTTGCGCTTCATTTTAATTATAATATGTTAGGACAAATTACACAAATAAATCCTATTAATTTTGAATTTGTTCGTTGGCATAAATCGTTAAAAAAATTCGTCGTCAATACTGATTGGTCAAAAAAAACCTTAAAAAAAGAAGAAATTGAATATAATATTTTCAATCCTGATAATGTTTTTTTAGAAATACAAGAATGCGGAGGTGTTGAAAATTATAAAGGGCAAATATATTATTGGATTCCAAATATGACAGATTGGTACATTCCTTGTACATGGGATGCAGCATTGGACGATGCTCAATTTGAGGCAGAAGCAAAACTTTATTCGCTTTCCAGCATACAAAATGATTATTCTCTTGCCGGAATTGTATCATATCCAGGAGCTTTAGCAGATAAAGATGATATTAAAGATTTAAGAGCAAATTTAGGAAAAGATGTAGGTTCTGCAAATGCAGGTGGTACAAGGATAGTAGGAGCAACGCCGACAGAAAATTTATCAAATTGGCGTTGGTTTACGCCTATTTCAAGAAATAACATTGACGATTTACATACTCATCAAAAAGAAGATGCGAAATTTAATATTTATAGCGCTTTTGGAATGCCGCCGATTTTATGCGGAGTTACAAAAGATGGGATGTTTAACCAGGAATCTTTTGCTGATGCTTTTCATTATTATAATTCAATAACAGAATCCTATCGAAAAGTTGTTGAAAAAGAGATAAACAAAATATTAAAATTTAGTATCTGGGCTAATTTGGGCGAAATTCAAATAATACCAAAAACATTTGAAATGCGAGAAGCTAATACAGCGCAACCTCAACCAAAGGAGAATTTATAATGACAGAAATTAGTTTAATAACAATTGCAGATGTTCAGAAATTTAGAAGGATAGATTCAAAATTTAATCAAGAAAAATTTGACGCTTATCTTAATGAAGTACAACGTAATAATTTACGTAATTTGTTAGGCGATGCTTTATATTATGCATTTATGAATGATGATAAAATATCTGGAATTTACAAAGATTTGCTCGATGGTAAAGTATATAATTACGATAATACTGAAATTCAATATTTTGGATTAAAACCATTTATTTCATATTGCTGGCTTTCAATTGCCGTTCGGGAAGGTGATTTATTTATTTCGACAACGGGCCCCGTAAATTTTGCAAATAATCCTCAACGGCATTTTGAATTGTCAAAAGAAAAAGAGCGAATAGCAATAGCATATACAGAAATAGCAAATGATTATGCTAATGATATTATCAAATTTTTAAACGAAAATAACGAAAATTATCCACTTTGGAAAAATAAAAAAGAAACAAATAGTTCAGAATTTATAACTTTCAAATTATGACAGAATGTTCAAAAGAAAAAGATATTGAAGCTCTAAAAAATGCTGTTTTCAATAAGGGCGAAAAAGGATTAATTGCCATGACTTCAAATTTATATGACAAAGTTAATGACTTGTCAGTTTCGATGAATGAAATAAAAACAGATGTAAAAGATTTGTTACGATTTCAACAACAAACAGAAACAAAAGAGCAGCAAAATGAAAAACACGAGATAAAAATAGAAAAAATAAAAAAAGAAGAAATGATAAATAAGCGCTGGCGAATAGGTCTTACAATTAGTACAATTTTAGGTATGCTGGCTATTATTGTTTCATTGATAACTATAATATTGTAAAACATTATGAAAAAATTATCAGATTATCAAAATGAATTTTTAAGAAACTTAAGGCTTTTGCTTGAGTTTTTACAAGATGTAAAAAAAGTAAAAGTAACCGGAGAGATGCTTTATCGTCCGCAGGAGTTACAAGATATCTATTTTGAGCAGGGATTAAGCAAAACACGGCTATCTAACCATCTTTTTAAGTGTGCCATTGACTTGAATATTTTTTTCAAAAACGATATTATTACACTTATCGAAAAAAAAGATTTGACAAAAGAACAGTCAGATTTGCTTAATGAAATTGGCGTTTTTTGGGAAAATTTGAACGAGCGAAACCGCT